ATGCGAGCCATTCGTTTTCAATTAGACCAAAGAGTTGCAGTATTAGAGAAATGGAGATGGATTATCGTTGGTGGTTCTATTTTCATTGGTTTAATGCTATCAAATCCAGACAGTATGTTATTTAAAATAATTAGTTAATCGCTTGACAATATAATCAACTTAATGTATAATCTATATTATGTCAACATATATAGATATTAAGTTTCTCAATCTACTTTCGTCAAGACTCCAAAAATTCAAAAGAAAATCAGAACATCTATTTAATTTTAGATGTCCACATTGTGGCGATTCTCAAAAATCTTCTACAAAAGCAAGAGGATTTGTCTATCGAAAGAAGAATGATATGTTTTTTAAATGCCATAACTGTGGCGTTGGTCAATCACTTGGCAATTTTATCAAGTTTATGGACCCAGTTTTGCATAAAGAATATGTTTTTGAGAGGTTTAAAGAAGGAAAAGATACAAGTAAAGATAAACCAGAATTTGATTTCACGCCCACCAAATTATTGAAACCATATGCAGAGTTTACTAGATATGATAGGGCGTTGAGGCAACTAAGAAGATTTGACGAGTTAGTTACTTCACATCCTGCAAAGAGATTTGTTTATGATAGATTGATACCAAAAGAACATTGGGATAAGTTTTTTCTTGCCACTAAGTTCTATGAATTTTGTAATGAGATTCAGCCAGGCAAGTTTCCAGATTTAAGACAAGACCATCCTAGAGTTGTTATTCCGTTTTATGATAGGTCTGGCAGTTTTTTTGCTTTTCAAGGTCGTGCATTTGGTAAAGAGTTGCCAAAATACATTACGATTAAGTTTGATGATACAAAACAGAAGATATATGGACTTGATAGAGTAGATTTAAACAAACCTGTAATGATAACAGAAGGTCCGATTGACAGTCTGTTTTTAGATAATGCGATTGCCCTTGCTGGCGCTGATGCTGACATTAATATAGTGAATATACAACACCAACAATGTACAATGATATTTGATAATGAACCTCGTAATGAACAAATTGTGAATAGAATGATAAGAGCTGTTGATAAAAATTTGAATTTAGTTGTCTGGCCAAAGTCATTACAAAAAAAAGATATAAATGATATGATTCTTTCTGGAAAGTCCACTACCCAGGTCCAAAAGATTATAAGTAATAGTACATACAGCGGACTCACCGCTCTTCAACACATCAATAACTGGAAAAGGATTTAAATGACCTCTAAAGATAATTTATTAGTAAGCAAGCGAAATGGAAGAGGCAAAGTACCACTAGATATTGAAAAAATCCACACAATGGTTGCCTATGCAACTGAAAACATAACAGGCGTTAGTGCCTCTTATGTTGAGATGAATAGTGGTATTCAATTCTTTGATGGTATATCGACAGACACCATTCAACAAATTTTAATCAAGTCTGCAAACGATTTAATCACATTAGAACATCCTAATTATCAATTCGTTGCCGCCAGATTATTACTATTTTCGTTAAGAAAGAAACTATTTCACAGGTTGTGGGAACATCCATCTCTATTGACTCATATCAATTCTTGTATTGAACAAGGAGTATATGATGAAAGTATTCTTAAAAACTATACAACAGCAGAAATTGATAGATTGAATGGTTTTATTGACCACGAAAGAGATTATAATTTTACTTATGCAGGATTAAGACAAGTTATGGATAAGTATCTAGTACAAGACAGAAGTAGTGGCAAAATCTTTGAAACACCACAATTTATGTATATGATGATTGCCGCTACATTATTTGCAAAATACCCAAAAGAAAAAAGGATAACCTATGTTAAAAAATACTATGATGCAATCAGTAAATTCAGAATCAATATTCCAACGCCTGTTATGGCTGGGGTTCGTACTCCTCTTCGTCAGTTTGCTAGCTGTGTACTGGTCGATAGCGATGATAGTCTTCCTAGCATCTTTAGTAGCGACATGGCTATTGGCCGTTATGTGGCCCAACGGGCAGGCATTGGCATCAACGCTGGCAGAATTAGGGGAATCAATTCTAAAATTCGTGGTGGAGAAATACAACACACTGGTGTTATTCCTTTTCTCAAAAAGTTCGAGTCAACAGTCAGATGTTGCACACAAAACGGAGTCAGAGGTGGAAGTGCAACAGTCCATTTCCCAATCTGGCACCAAGAAATAGAAGATATATTAGTTTTAAAGAACAACAAAGGTTCAGAAGATAATCGAGTACGAAAGTTAGATTACTCTATTCAAATCTCGAAACTATTCTATGAACGATTTATTAAAGATGAAGATATAACATTATTCTCTCCACATGATGTTCCTGGTCTATATGAGGCATTCGGTCTGCCTGAATTTGATGAACTATATGAGAAGTACGAGAGAAGTTATAAAACACCAAAAACAAAAATAAAGGCACAATTGCTCTTTATGGACTTGTTGAAAGAAAGAGCAGAAACTGGTCGTGTTTATATTATGAATATCGACCATTGTAATACTCATTCATCTTTTAAAGATAAAGTTTATATGTCAAATTTATGTCAAGAGATTACACTACCAACAAAACCTATACAACATATTGATGATGCTGAGGGCGAAATTGCGTTGTGTATTCTATCTGCTGTCAATCTAGGATTGATTAGAGATAAAGAAGATTTGGAAGAACTATGTGATTTGTCAGTAAGGGCATTAGATGAAATTATAGATTATCAAGAATATCCTGTCGAGGCTGCAAGAATATCTACTGAATCAAGGCGTTCATTGGGTGTTGGTTTTATTGGACTTGCTCACTATCTTGCCAAGAACCATGTTAAGTATGACGATAAAGAAGCGATTACATTAGTTGATGAAGTTACAGAAGCATTTCAGTACTATCTGTTGAAGGCAAGTAACACTTTGGCAGAAGAAAAAGGAAAATGCGAATACTTTGATAAGACAAAATATTCAGATGGCATACTTCCGATTGACACATACAAGAAAGATTTAGACAAGATTGTTAAAAGAAAGTTAAGTTATGATTGGAAGTCATTAAGAAAAGATATACAAGAACACGGACTACGACATAGTACACTTTCAGCACAAATGCCGTCAGAATCAAGTTCTGTTGTGTCTAATGCGACAAACGGCATTGAACCTCCGAGAGATTATCTTTCTATTAAGAAAAGTAAAAAGGGAACACTTAAACAAATAGTTCCAGATTATTATAGATTAAAGAATTTCTACACATTGTTGTGGGATATGCCTAGCAATGAGGGCTATATTAATATCATTGCAACTATGCAGAAATATTTTGACCAGTCAATAAGTGGCAACTGGAGTTATAATCCAGAAAACTATGCAGACAGAGAAGTTCCTTTGTCGATTATGGCAAACGACTTATTGACTACATATAAGTTAGGGTGGAAAACATCATATTATCAGAACACATATGATGCCAAACAAGATATAGATGAACCTGTTCATACTATCGGTTGGCGTGATAATGTAAAAGAAGAACCTTTAATGGAGATAGTAGAAGATGACCAAGAAGAATGTGAGGCCTGTGCAATCTAAAAACACCTACGGCCTTGTTAGAATGGATAGAACCGCTAAGATGTATCAAGAGTTACAAAAGAAAGAAAAAGAAACACCCCCACGACCACTATGGAAAAGGGATTACGCTAAATAAAAGTTTTAAAATGTGATTGGAGAAAATAATGAGTTATATTGAACCTGCTATAAAATTAAATTTTGATGATGTTTTATTAAAACCAAAACGAAGCACACTAACAAGTCGTGCAAGTGTGGATTTGAATAGAAATATATCTTTCCGATATTCTCCTAAAACATTTGCCGGTGTTCCTATAATGGCGTCCAATATGGACGGCGTTGGCACTTTTGAAATGGCAAAAGTATTACAGAAATTTGATTGTTTGACAGTCATTAAAAAACATTATACTTTAAAAGAATGGGAAGATGCAATTGGTAATGGAGTAAGTTTAACTCATATTGCAGTATGCACAGGGTCAAATATGATTCACGACCCTAACGCAGAAGATTACCACAATATGAAAAAGATTTTAGAGAGATGGCCTGATATTGATTATATTTGTATTGATGTTGCGAATGGTTATCAAGAGGCATTTTCTAGTTTTGTTGCAAAAGTAAGAAAAGAATATCCAGACAAGGTCATTATTGCAGGTAATGTTATCACTCCTGAAATGACAGAACAACTCATTATAAGAGGTGCAGATATAGTTAAGTGTGGTATTGGACCAGGTTCGGTTTGTACAACACGAACTATGACAGGAGTTGGTTACCCACAAATATCAGGAATAATGGAGTGCGCTGATGCGGCTCACGGATTGGGCGGTTCTGTTATTGCAGATGGTGGTTGCAGAACTCCAGGAGATGTTTCAAAGGCATTTGCCGCTGGCGCTGATTTTGTTATGTTGGGCGGTATGCTTGCTGGACATAAAGAATCTGAACTAGAATTAGTAAATGGATCCTATGAATTTTATGGTATGTCCTCTGACCGTGCAATGGAAGAACACGGTGTCAGAAAAGACGGATATAAAGGTGCAGAAGGAAAAGTAGTTTATTTGCCTGACAGAGGTCCAGTTGAACACACAATAGAAGAAATCTTGGGCGGAGTCCGTTCTACTTGTACATATATAGGTGCAGACAAAATAAAATACTTGCCCAAGTGTGCTACATTTATACAAACAAGACAAATAATTAATACAGTTTTTAATCAATATGAGTAAACTATCAGACAACGCAAAGAATAAATCGTGGAAATACAGGGAGTTTTGGAATTCATTGCCAGATATGGTTAGTAGTGAAGATTACAAAACAGACCATTATGATTTATTTAAGAAACTTAACCCATATAAGAAAGTAAAGGACAAAGATTATGAGTAAAACAATGATACCCCATGTTAAATTAAAAAGAGATGCTAATAAAAATGTTATCTCTAAGAAAAGGTTTAGTCACGGAACTTTCCGTTGTAAAAGACACCCAAACAGCAAGAGATGCCAAAATAATGCCTAAAGTATTCAACACAAAAGAAGTCGATTGGACTAAACAGCCTATGTTTTTTGGTTCAGAACCAAATGTCCAACGATTTGACCAACAAAAATATCCCATATTTGAGAAGTTAACTCAACAACAGTTGGGATTCTTTTGGCGTCCAGAAGAAGTGTCGTTGCAGAAAGATAGAAATGATTATCATTTATTATCAGAAGAACAGAAACACATCTTTACTGCTAATCTAAAATATCAGACATTATTAGATAGTGTTCAAGGTCGTGGACCTTGTCTAGCACTTTTACCACATTGTAGTTTGCCCGAATTAGAAGCTATGATTGTTGCGTGGGATTTTGTAGAAACAATTCATAGTAGGTCTTATACTTACATAATGAAAAATGTTTATTCAAATCCAACTAAAGTTTTAGACACTATCGTCCAGACACCAGAAATTGTGGCAAGAGCAAAAACTGTAACAGAATCATATGACAGGTTTATAAATAGCGCACATCATTTTCATGGCACTCATAAATGGATAAGAGAGGAGAGAACCTATCCTTCGGGTCGAAAATATTATCCTATAACGCCTGATGTAGAATGGTATAAAAGTGAAATGAAGGATTTGAAGAAACTTCTATATCTAATGCTTATCAATATTAACATACTAGAAGGCATTAGATTTTATGTTTCATTCGCCTGTTCGTTTGCATTTGGTGAATTGAAATTGATGGAAGGCAGTGCAAAGATTATTTCATTGATTGCAAGAGATGAAAACTTGCATTTGGCAATGTCGCAAAACATTATAAATAACTATCGAAATAAAGAGAACGATAAAGAGATGTTGCAAATTATGAAAGATTGCGAACAAGAAGTTTACGATATGTACGATACTGCTGTTCAACAAGAAAAAGATTGGGCAGAGTATCTCTTTAAAGATGGTTCAATGATTGGTCTGAATGCTACTTTGTTGAATCAGTATGTGGAATTCATGGCCAATAGAAGAATGAGGGCGATAGGTTTAACTCCAAAATATGACCAACCAATGAGAAACAATCCACTCCCATGGACAGAACATTGGTTAAATAGTCGTGGTTTACAGAACGCACCACAAGAAACGGAGATAGAAAGTTATGTTGTGGGCAGTATCAAACAAGATGTTGAATCAACCAGTTTCGAGGGATTTAAATTATGAGTGTAAGACCAAAGTCAGTATGTGAGCATTGTTCTGCAACTTATATTATTATACACGAACTGCCAGAAGATATGTATACAGAACAGTATTGTCCATTTTGTGGCGAGGAGCACGAGGACATTGAAGAAGATGTGTTATTAAATGAAGATTGGGATTGATTATAGTTTAAGCTCACCTGGCGTATGTGTTAATTCAAGTGAAGATGAATTTCAGTATGAAGATTGTAAATTCTATTACCTAACCAACACAAAGAAATACGAAGGCACTTTTAAAGAAAAGATTGCGTTTGGAACAAGCGCTGTTGAGTATATTGGTACGCCACACAGACCATATAATAGCGAACCCGAAAGATATAATAACATTGCGAATTGGGTGATTGATATAATTAAATCCCAACCTCAACTGATGATTGGCAAGCTTTGGGAGAAACAACCAATAATTCAAATAGAAGATTATTCATTCGGTTCCACGGGAAGAGTATTTCATATCGCAGAAAATCTAGGGTTATTAAAATATAAATTAAAAATTGAGTGTGGTTGGGATTATACTTTGATTGCACCTTCTGTTATTAAGAAGTTTGCGACAGACAAAGGTAATGCAAATAAAGAGATGATGCTTCACGCATTTCGAGAGGATACTGGAGTTAATCTCGAAGAATTATTTGAGTCGAGTGTAAAATCACCAATTTCAGATGTAGTGGATGCGTATTTTATCTGCAAATATCAAGAAAAATAGAGTCAAGTTTTTTATTTTTCTAAATATAAGCAGATACAACCTAAAAAGTGCGTATCTAATCCGAAATTTGATTTGATATCTCAAGCTTCATAAACTCAAGGCGTGGAAAATGACAAAACTAAAATTATTCTATACTAAAATCCTCTCATTCTTTAAAAAGAACGCAGCTTCATCTCAAAGCAGCGATGATGATGATATTTGGTTCAGAATACCGTTATAATTCACGCCTAAGAGTATCACATTTTCAAAAAAATATACAATTATCTCAATTTTTACGGGTTATTTCTGGAATAACGCTTGACTTCCTTCCAGAAATCGAGTATAATATACATTAAGGAACAAATTAGGAGATAACATGAAAAAACTAATCGCTATATTTGTAGCATCTATTATTTCAACAGTATCATTAGCACAAAACCCATATCCAGTCGATAACGCAATTGTATTCGACCATTATAATGGTGTTATTAAACAGGTGCCTTATGATGTTGAAGTGTGTAAACGAGTACGACAAGGCACAGGTGATGGTAGTGCTACTAATGAAATCATTGGTGCAATCTTCGGTGGTGCAATCGGTAACCAGTTTGGTGAAGGTGATGGTAAAGATGCAATGACTTTAGCAGGAATGTTTTTAGGTGCCTCTTTGGCGCATGATGAAGAACTTGCTCAAGGACCTGGAGTAATTACTACCAAGTGCTATATTGAAACAAGATATGAAGAAGCTGTACACAGTCAAGTCTACAGCCATTCAACACTAACATTTAAAATCAAGGGCAAAAAGTACAGAGTTGATTTTATAAAATAATGAAAGATTATGACAGTAACAGTTTACAGTAAACCTGCTTGTCAGTATTGTGGTAAGGCAAAAGCTTTATTAACTAGCCTTGGATATGAATATACTGAAAAAGTGGTTACTAAGGACATTTCTTTAGAGGAATTCTTTAAAGAGATAGGTAAGACCGTAAGAACAATACCACAAATTATGATTGATGATGAGCATATTGGTGGTTATAATGAACTTACTGAATATTTTGCTGACCAAGGCAAAATTAATTACAAAGGCGACCTTATATAATGGAAGAAAAACTTAGTGGGAGTGTTTTTAAAAAGATAACACCAAGATTTGATATTACTTGGTATCTTAAATGGCTTTCAAGCATTTTCATTCTATGTGGTATGGCGCTAATTAGTGCCGGAGTCTATCCCCTATTACAACTAACAATCTCACTAATCGGTGTTACTGGTTGGGGTGTGGTTGGTATGATATGGCACGACAGGGCATTAATTTTTATTAATAGTGTAGCAGTTTTTATCTATACAACTGGTATACTGAAACTTCTTATAACAAGTGAGGTAATATAATATGATGACAGAAGAAGAAAAGCAAGAAAAAATAAACAAACGGATGGCGGCTCTCCGTGCAAAAAGAAAACCACCAAAACTAGCAAATGTACACCACACGGTGAAATCATTACCAGATGATGATACACTTTCTTATGCGAATGTCAGAAAATGGATAAAAACACAAGAAGGTATTGTTAAGTCTGCTAGGATGGTTGAACGCTCAAGAAGCAACGACATATCACAAAAGGACAAAGATAAGGCAATGAGAACACGAATTGGTGCTCAAGCCTACATTCGTTCTATCAAAAACTATATCAGCACAGGCGATTGGTCGACCATGTATTATGGTGAATATGAGGACCAATTAATGCAATGGGTAACTGTTGCTCCAGCGGGTGAAAAGATATAAATAGTAATAACAATTAATAAAGAACTATGATAACTGTAACAGACACCGCAGCTCAAAAAATACTTTCATATTTAGATAAGAGAGAAGGAGAACTAGGTTCTGAAGGCCTAGGACTACGCATACGAGTAAAGGCAACTGGTTGTACTGGATTTGGTTATGTTCTGGAAGAGGAAACTAAACCTTCTTATGTTTGTAGAGATTTAGGTGATACCATCTTCCATGATAAGATGGTTCCTATTATTGTTGACGCTAAAAGTTTGGCGTTTGTTGATGGTACAGAAATAGATTACAAAATAGAAGGTCTTAATGAGGGCTTTGAATTTAATAATCCACAAGAAAAAGGAAAATGTGGATGTGGGGAATCTTTTAGAATATAGGAGACCAAAGTGGCAAAAAAAGATGATGAGGGCAAATTAGAACTCTCATTACGAATATTGGGTAATGAAATAATTGGTTTTAAAATGGTAGTAGATGATTTTAAAATGAAATGGATGTTATTGGGCCTAATAGCGGTTGGTGCCATATCATATATAATGGTTTCATTCGGACCACAATTAATGGAGACATTTCAATGATAGA